CCAGTATAAGAACGCGTTTGTCGCGGATCATGAACTTAACGTTGTCGCTTGTTTAACGGAGGTAATGGCTAATGTCGAATTCAATTAGATTATACACTCAAGACAATTGTCCATATTGTGTGTTGATGAAAAAGAAACTTGACAGTTGGGGTTATGGTTACACAGAGATAAATGTAAGCTATGACACTGACGGAAGAAATTTTTTAAAAGATAATAATCATCGAACAGTACCACAGCTTTATTCAGGTATGACTCATCTTAACGAAGGTGCTGATACCGCCGCATTTAACAAAAGACATCTTGAGATTGCTCTCACTATGGTTGTTGAAAACGATTCTGGCGTGGAGATGTTTGGATGAAAAGCTTTTGGAGATTATGGGCTAGACATCTTGGCGAAAAAGTATGCGAGAATGATAAAGAGGCAGATATTGTTGCCGCAATCAGAACATTCTGGTGGCTGCTGCATGTGACAGCGTGCTTTATGATTATTATACACAATGGATCTAAAATGGGCTGGTGGCTATGAACCCTTTTGAATATTTAAATGCTATCAACATGACTAAAGAAAATATCATGGTCGATGATATTACTGAAAAAGGTTACAACTCTTTTATCGTAAACCGTTCTCTTTCGTATTTTAACGATACTGTTTTGTATGCAAATGAGATGAATGTTAACCATCATATCGATAACCGTCTCCAATTTGACTTTTTTATAAATATAGTTAGAAAGAAAAAACGGTTCTCGAAATTTATGAAACCTGAGACCGTAAGTGACGTGGAAGCTGTCAAAGAATATTATGGCTATAGTAATGAAAAAGCCAAATCAGCCTTGACCCTTCTCACATCAGATCAGATTAATGAATTGAAAAAGAAGGTTTATAAAGGTGGAAGAAAATAAAGTTATTGAATGGACACCAAGCGCTATGCTTGAAGTCACGTTAAATGAGCCAGATGATTTCTTAAAGGTTCGTGAAACGTTGACTCGCATCGGTGTCGCATCTCGTAAAGACAAGAAGTTATATCAATCCTGCCACATACTACACAAACAAGGCAGATATTTTATCGTACATTTTAAAGAGCTATTTTTATTAGACGGAAAGAAATCGAACTTAGAAGAAAACGACATCGCACGGCGTAATACTATAGCTCAACTCATGAGCGACTGGGGGTTAATCAGTATCGAAGGATCTGTATCTGAACCTCTAGCGCCCATGAGGCAAATTAAAATTATACCATATCGGGAAAAACAAGAGTGGGAACTTTGTCCAAAATATAACATAGGAAGCAAACAATGAGAGAGTTAGTAGTAGATAGTTGGAATGGTATTATGAACGCAGAAGTTAATCCGCTTCGACATATACCAGATTTAAATACACGCCATATGGTGCTACAAGTATTAGCATGGATGTGGTGTATTGTATTCTCAATGTATATGGGAAGCTTAGTTGTTATGGGCGTAAGTATGATTGCACATGCTTTATTCTTAGCAGCAATTGTTATTACAGTAGCCACATTTGAAACAGCAAAGCGTAATCCAAAACTTTTTAATCTGCGCCCTGGATATCACAGTGTAAGTCGCAGTCGCCAATACATGTGGGTCAATGGACAAAAAGTCCAACTTGATTCGCGTGATCCAGGCGGTGAGCATGAATGATTACATTGATCAATACAAAATATTTTATGAGAATGGCGGGTACGGTAATAACGATCCTGTCGTAGCGGCTAAAGATATGATTAAACAGCTAATCAAAGAAACAAAATCACAAACTCTTCTTGATTATGGCTGTGGCCATGGTTTACAATATAGTGAACATAAACTTCATGATTACTGGGAAATAGAAGAAGAAAACCTTTGTAAATATGATCCTGCTATTTCAAAATTTAGTAATCTACCATCTAAAAAATTTGATGCAGTAATAAACACTGACGTTATGGAACACATACCAATAAAGCACGTAGATGAAACGATAGAAGATATCTTTGAACATGCTACAAAGCTCGTGTATTTTAGAATTGCAACAGGGCCGGCAAAGGCTGTGTTGCCTAACGGTGAGAATGCTCACTGTACACTATTGACACATGAAAAGTGGTTGAAAAAAATTTTACCACATAGATCGGATCAAAAAGTAGTAGTTGAAACAACTGCTTCTAAAAATTGCGGTCCAGCTATAACTTATCATGTATAAATAGTTTTGAGACGCCGAATAATCGGGTCTCGTTTAACCTTGCAAGTCATTGGAGGTACATATGACTGGATTTACTTACCCACGCAGTGGGTTCATCGGTTTCGACCACATCTTCGATCAGTTGGAAAATATCCACAAGCATGCGAAGGACCATTATCCACCACACAACGTAGTTAAAGAGGATGAATTTAAATTTACTCTCGAACTTGCTGTGGCTGGATTTAAACAAGAACACATAGATATCGAAGTGAATGACGGAGTTCTTACAATTAAAGGCGATCGTCCTGCACGGAGAGAACAAAACAAATATGTGCACAAAGGTATCAGTGCTAGAAACTGGAAAAAGTCATTTAGACTGTCCGAATATACGGAAGTAAACGGAGCGGATCTACAGGACGGAATCTTGACTGTCAGCTTAGAAGTCGTCCTTCCTAAAGAGAAGCAGCCTCGTAAAATCTTAATTGGAAACGAGGTAATCGAAAATGACAACAATAAAAAACTGGCTAGCTAAACTATTCGTAGCTAAAGACCCTATTGAAGCATATCTTTCTCAATCTACAGATCACGTAGATCTTGAGAACCGTATGAAGCAACTAAGATACAAGGGGATTTGGGTATGATTAAACTTCTAGGCGCAATCTTTGCATTCATATTAATCTCTAACGTTGCCTATGGTAAAACTGTAGAGATTGAAATGTTAAATAAGGACGCTCAAGGTCGTAAGATGATTTACAGCCAAGAGCTTGTTCATATTGATACTGGTGATACATTAACATGGGTACCAACATCTAAAGGACACAATGTTGAAATCATTGCTGCACCTGATGGATTTGATATCCCAAAGAAAAGTAAAAACGGAAAAGAGGTAAGCATTGAGTTTACTGTCCCTGGAATTTACTACTACTGGTGTACACCTCACAAAGGTATGGGCATGATTGGTCTTGTCGTTGTCGGTCATGATACATCAAACAAAGATGCTATCGCAAAGGCAAAGGCATTAGGCAAATCAAAGAAGAAACTCAAAGCACTTCTAGGAGAACTGTAATGTGGCCCTGGAATGAACACGAGGCAGATTGGTTAAATGAACAAGCCAAAAAATCTAAGTAAATAAATAAAAAGGAGCGCTTAATAGTAGGTGCTCCTTTTATCTTTTGGAGGATTATATGGAAGGATTGGATCGATATTGTGCAGCATGCGGTTGCAGATGTCATTGCTATCAGCCACTATGTGTAGAAGAAATAGGTGTTGGTATGACTGATAAAACTCAAAGTTGTAATTGTGATACGTGTCGATGCCATGATACTCCTCCAGATTCTATGGTACCAAACAGCTTTTTTAAGAGGAACTAATGAACGACATAAATGTGCAGTCCCCCGATCCTGCAGAAAGAGATTGGGAGTATGATAATGATGGTACAAGAATATATAAACCAGAAGCAGGATATGGTTGCAAAACACCATATAAAGACGAATACGAAATTTGGAAAGAAAAATACGGACATGAGTGGGATCCTAATAAGGAACCTTACTATGTTGGATTGCCATAAGGAGATATTATGGATTTACAAAGACTACAAGAAGATTTAGAGGATGATGAAGGAGTGGTATATGAAATTTATCTTGACCATCTTGGTTTGCCTACTTTTGGCATCGGTCATTTGGTACGAGAAGAAGATCCAGAATATGGATGGGATGTTGGCGAACCTGTATCAGAAGAACGAGTTGCTGAAGTCTTCGAATCAGATATTAGAATCACGATTGAGGATTGCGAACACCTCTATGATGACTTTCACGACCTTCCCGACGAAGCCAAGCTCATCATCGCCAACATGTGCTTTAACCTTGGATATCCGAGATTTTCTAAGTTTAAAGGGATGAAAGCCGCTGTAGACGATCGAGATTGGAACCGTGCCGCTGACGAGATGGTAGATTCTCGTTGGTATAATCAGGTACCAAACAGAGCTGAACGTCTTGTACAAAGGATGAGAGCACTTGCTTGAACTCACTGAATCAGCAAGAGAATATATGAAGAAAGTCGGACAACCGAATGTGTATCTTTCTGTCAAAGGTGGCGGTTGTTCCGGCTTTCAATATGTTTGGGACACGACTGAAGAATCTCCTACTATAGATAATCTTGTTGTCGATCCTATGGCTGAAATGTTCGTACTTGGTTGTACGATCGATTACGTCACCGAACTCGGTGGTTCGTATCTTAAAGTAATAAACCCAAATGCAACTGCTTCCTGCGGTTGTGGCGAAAGTTTCGCAATCTAATGTTAACCCTCAAGGAGTAAAAATGTTTAAAAAACTATTAGCTGCGGGAGCATTGCTTCTCGCAACAATGTCTTATTCGTTCGCGGCCGATCCGTTTAAAGTTGGCTTTGTGTATGTTGGTCCTGTTGGAGATCATGGCTGGACATTTATGCATGACGTAGGACGTCAAGCTATCGACAGAGAGTTTGGCGACAAAGTGGAAACTGTATATGTAGAAAGCGTCAAGTATGGACCTGATGCAGAACGCGTTCTAAATACCATGGTTGCCGAAGGTGTTGATATGATCTTCACAACTTCATTTGGCTACATGGAACAAACGCTGAAAGTCGCAAAAGAAAACCCAGACGTTCTGTTCGAACACGCAACTGGATATAAAACCGCACCAAACATGTCTGCGTATTCTTCACGTTTCTATGAAGGTCGTTATGTACAAGGTGTAATTGCTGGTACAATGTCAAAAACAGGTAAAGCGGGTTATATCGCATCGTTTCCAATTCCAGAAGTTATTCGTGGTATTAACGCTTTTTATCTTGGAGCAAAATCAGTAAATCCAGATTTTGATATTGATGTTGTATGGGTAAACACATGGTACGATCCGCCAAAAGAAGCAGACGCAGCAAAAGTTCTTATGGCTGGTGGCGCCGATATTAT